CCAGCGTATCGACCGAACGGTAGGCCTGTTCGCCCAGCGCGTAACCGTTGCGCAGGAACAGGTTGTCGATCGCAACACGCGCCGTAGCGATGTTGAGCTGCATCATGCCGGGATATTGAGCGATGCCCAGAATGTACTGCTCGACGCTGTAGTTCTGCGCGGTCAGGCCCGACGTGATGTCGGAGTTGTCCGCCGGTGACATTGGGGTCGTGATAGCCGGGAGCAAGCCGGTGCGGGTCTTGGCGATCGTTTCACCGATGTTCGCCATGAACGGCTCACGATCGGCAATAGCGCGGAAACCCAGTTTGGCGCGCAACGGCATGCCGAACTGGTGCTCGAGATAGCCGAGCTGAATCACCGACTGAATTGATGCGGGGAGGTTATTAAAAGCCATGACAAGTCCTGTGTGGTTTGGGTAGGGTGTTTCCCCCTCGCCACCAGGGCTGTCGGGCAATAATGCAAGTGGCCGCGTGAGGCGGCCGGTAGGTCAACGAACGATCAAAACGCCTTGAGGTTCAGGCCGCGAGATTTGGCATCAGCCGCAATCTCCTCTTTCGTTGCAGTGCGCGCATCGAAGGTTTCGGCCTTTTTCTTCGGCGGAGGGGTGCTGGTGCTGCTCGTGCTCGCCAGCGGCTCCTTGAACAGATACGGCTTGGCGGTCTTGAACGTCGTCAGCAACTCCGCGACGCCGGCCACTTCGCCGGTCGTTTCATCCACCTTCAGGCTCGACGTGTCGATCAGCTTGATCGCGTCCACATCCTGCAGGCCGAGCGAGACGGCGACGGCCTTGACTTCGGAATTGATGATGCGGCGATCCGAAGCGGCGCGTTCAGCATCGAGCGTCGCTTTCGTCTCGACCTTCTGGGCATCAATCGCCTTCTTCACCGCCTCGTCGATCTTGGCCTGTGCTGCCGCCTCATCAATTACCTTCGTTTTTTCGCGCAGGCTCGCGTTCTCGCGGCGCAATTCGCGGGCGTGTTCACGCCACTGGTCAGGGACTTCCTCAATCGGAAGGTCAAGCAGCGGATTACCGGTCTTCACCGGTGGCGTGACGGGTGCGGCTGGCGCCGGTGGCGTAACAGGCGGTGCTCCGGTTGATGCGTGGTCGCCATCGGGCGACATCAGACGGGCTTGCATCATCAAGTGGCGCAACAGGGTTGGCATCTAGCCTCTCCAATGAAAAACGACCGCATCGAGCGGCCAGGTTGATATCCGGCATCGAGCCGGCGGGCAAAACTATTCGGTGATCGCAGCGGTTACGGTGGCCGCAGCATTGCGCTCAGCCATCTCGGCATCGGCAAGCCGTTTTTCAGCGGCTGCATCTTCGATGTCGTATTCAGCGGCGAGGATCTTGATGGCCGTCTCGCGGCTCTGCAGTCCAGAGTCACAAAGCTTGGCAAGCGTGGTGGCACGCGTCAGCATGTCCTGCAGGGTCGGTGCGTACCAGGCCGGCCAGCGCAGGCTGATGCCCGACTTGATATCGAACTTGCCGACCTTTTCGCCATCCTTGAACACCAGCTCGGACTTCTCGGACGCCTTCGCAATCATGCACAGCAGTTCTTTCAGCGCGCCCTCGCCGTAGCTGATCCGCAGCCGATCGGCCAGCCAGACCAGCGCCTGATTCATCAATTCCATTGCGCGGCCCGACTGCGCCGAGGACATTTTCTCGGGGCTGGTGCGGTTGCCGTGCAGCGTTTCGAGTTGGATCTCGCGCAGGTATTTGACGTAATCCAACACCGCGGCGGATCCGGTTCCGTTGATTTCGAGCAGCTTGGCGTCGCCTTCGGCACTGACCTTGATCGCGTTGGCGGCACCTTTGACCGTCGGCCCGTTTTCGCCGTACGCCGGTTCTTTGATGAGTAGCGTCGGATCGGACGTGTATTTCAGCCCCCGACCATCCTGCGAAAGTTGGTAATCGATCTCGATCTGCGTGTCGATCGCCTCGCCGCAGAACGTGGGCTTGCCATCAATCGCGTCGCCACCAGGCAGGTTCTTGACCCACGCCACCGGCACGAAACCGAGCGCGTGTTTGACCGTCTTGTCTTTGTCGATCGACGGCGCGAATTCAAGCCCGGCCGCCTTTTTGTCAACCTCGTCCGCCACCTTCCACGGCGTGAACCACGTTTCAGCCGCGGCATCCCACTCGCGGCAAAACCAAAAATCGGCGCCGAAGTCGTCTAGCTTGATCGAATAGCCCGAATCCTTGAGCGCGCGCCCCTTGACCTTGTACTTTTCAACGACCTTCAGCAGCGTGTCTGGCGCCTCTGGATTCCAGATCGGCGTCAGGTAATCGGTTTCCATCGCGTCGAAGAACACGCGCTGCTTGAGCACGCGGAACAGGATCGCGACGGACCCGACACTGCCTTTCGTGGCCGCGTCGATCATGACCGCGTTCATGCCGCATTCCTTGATGAGCTTCCCCATCGCCTGCTTTTGCTCGGGGCTTTTTAGGTCGACGGTCGGGAAATGCCCCTCGGAGAACAGCAGCGAGACGGAATCATTCACCACCGTTCGGCATAGATTCATGCGCACGCTCGGGCGCCGCTTGCGTAACGGGATGTAGGTCCCGTCGCCAGACTCTTCCTCGTCGAACGCGTGCTTGAGCTCGTCATACAGCGTGCCGTTGAGCACTCGTTGCAGCGTCTGCAGGCGGAATGTCCGCTCCGGGAAATCCTTGTCTTTCGGGAAATCCTTTTGCAGGGTCTTAAACATGCCGGCCTTGTGCTTGGTGTGCTTGGAACTGCCCGCGCTTATTCAGCGTCGTAGGTGGCGGCGAAGACGTCGGGTTTGACGGCGGAATGATTGCCTCTCGCGTCTGTCACGATCCAGTCGCCAGGGCAGACGGTTTCGCCAGTTGCGCCGGCATCGATCCAGCCATGCACATGCATTTCGTTATCGCAATGGCGACACAACTTCTCGCCACCAACATCCGGGCGGCGGAAATAACGGACTACCTCACCTTCCCAGCCCTTTGCCTTACGCTCTTCCGGCGAAAACATGCGCTCTCGGCGCAAGCCATCAATGTGCTCGTGACCGACCATGGAGCTGCTGTAATCCGCAGGATGGTCGCCATTCTTGAACCACTGCGACGCCTCGACGGAAATTGGCTTCTTGATGAATTTCATGCGCTACCTGTTCATGTGGGGAACGTGGGCCGCCTGGGTTGCGATTCCCTTAATGCTCGGCCATTCGACATCGACGCAGTACCCAATCGCCGTCGTAATGTGCTGATACTTGTTCTTCTGGTCTTCCTGAAACGTCGATCCTTCCTGTAACTGGACAGTCGCCAGGCCTTTGTCGCACCATTTGGCAGTCGTTGGATTGACGAACAGACTGCGCATGCCGTCTGCGGTGCGAATCTTCGTGCGCACCGCGTTTTGTCGGTCCTTAATGGCCGGTGCCGCAGGCTTGACCTTGCGCACGAACCGCCAGTTATGCGCCTTCAGCACACCTTCGATATCGGTGTAATCGGACGCGTGACCGTGCTTCTCGCCAGCCCGCCCAGCAGGATCGCCATAGATCAGCACTTCGCGATTCTGGTGATTGACGAACTTCTCGACGAACTCCATCGCCGACTGCTTGGAAATGGCGCTCGTCAAAACGATCTCATCGAGCAGGTACAGCCCGTTGTCACGCCGAACGCCGACCGCAGAAGACAGCGGCGTAAAGTTCTGGTCGTGCATCCATAGCAACTGTTCATGCGGCTCGATGCGCGCGTCTGTGTGGTTCGTGCGGTCGTAATCCTCGTAGATGCGGCCCGTTGCGCCCTCGAAGCTAGCCTCGTATTCCTGCTTGTACTGTTTCGCGGACATTTGCCGCTTGGCTGCGGCGATCGTGTCGGCTGGCAAGATCTCCGCGCTCTTCCAGTGGAAAAGCTTCCAGTCTGGATCGTTACCCGACTCGGCATACTTCGCCATGTCGTAGTAGTGATTCAGGCCGTCGGGCACACCGATCAGCCAACACCATGCCTTGTAATCAGGGCGAGTCGGGTTGAAGGTGTCCAGCGCGGGACGGATGTTCGATTCCCACGCTTCGGCTTTAACGTCGGCGATTTCGTCAATCACACCACCGGACCAGAAGACACCTTCAATTCGCTCGGGTCGATCCAGGCCGATCAACTGAACCTGAGTGCCGTTGTCCAAGAAGATAATCAGATCGGTTTCTGATGGCGGCTTACTACAGAGGCTCACCAAACAGAGCTTCTTCATGTCAGCCCAGTAAATTTTCTTTACTTGGTCTCGCGTCGGCGCCGCAATGAAGTACATCTCGCCCGGATTCTTCATCGCCATTTTGGCAACGAAACGCTTGGCTCGCTCGGTCTTTCCTGAACGTCGGCCTGCAGGAACCACCGGGAACCGCACGCCATTCTCTACGGCGCGAATCAATTCCGCCTGAACCGGATGGTCGATCAACTTGTACCAGCGGGCTAGTTCACGCTGAGTTTGCAGGTTGAGTGCCATCAGTCAGGGAGGTGAGCGGCGATCTCCTTCAGCAATGCGCTTCGGTCTGAGTCGGGCTCGTTGAGCTTATCGACCGCCTCTTTGTTCGCTCGCAATAGGTTGATGCCGATTTCGCTAGATTCGTTGGCCAGTTTGGTGAGCACCGAGATTCCCTTAAGTGCGTCAAGGCTTCCCTGTGTGAGCGGCGCAGCGTCGTCTATCTCCGACACCTTCATGTTGGCGATGCCAGACAGCCGGTGCGCGGTGGCGGCGCCAAACCTTCCGGCGCCAGCCAGGTGCCTGCTTATCGACTTCAGATCATCAGCCAGCGATATGGCGTCGTTTTGTTCCGAAACTGGCAGTGATCGTAACGAAACTTCTGTCGCAACGATTTGATTCGCAACGGTTTTTATGTTTTCGATGCGTTTCGAAACTCGCTCGCTAATCCGTGTTTTCGAAACGCCGTATTCGCGACTCAGATCGGCAGCTTTCTCGCCCGCCAAGAGCCGCTTGCGGATCTCTTCCCACTGGGTGTCGGTTAGCTTGGAGGGGCGCCCCATAGAATTCTTTGAAATTAATGTTGCTATTTTCTACCAATGACATATACTGAAGTCATTCCACCAGCGAACCGAACCGGAGTCGAAAATGATCAAGAACAGCAAGCAGGCATGGGAAGTGGGTCAATCCGTTAATGTCGGCTTCATCAAGGGCTTGACCGTCATTGCGAAGGTCGCAACGCCCGGTGATTCAGCCCCTGACTCGTACGTTCTGGCGCGCGGCACGCAGATGTATTCGTTTGTGCCGCACAATGGCATCAGCAAGATCACGGATCAAGAAGCGCGCAATCTGGTTGCCAAGGCTGCATGGCAACGCATGAATGCCGAGTCCGCCGCAATGCTGGCCGCTCAAGACATCACGCGCGCTGCCGCCTTCCGCGCTGAACTGATGACGATCTCGGCATGAGCAAGACTCAGCAAGCCCTTCAGTGGCTCCGTGAAAACCCCACCGAGACGCGTTATGCGGCAGCGATCAAGTTTGGCCTGAGCCAGTCGACCGTATGGCGAGCCGTGGAAAACGAGAAGAAAACCGCTTCTGAGCGATGTCCGTGCTGCGGGCAGGTCATTCGGAAGTAAATTCTTGCTCGCAGACCCGCGAGCCGTGAGAAGGTTTCACTCGCCAATAGCGGTTAATCGCGCCAGCCGCCGGCCAAAGTCAGCGTCAGGCGATTAAACCCATCCATCAGACGGGAAGCACCGATGCTGGCCACCA